GGTAGTTGAAACGGCAATCAGAGAGCGCGAGAGCGTGAGTTTTAGCGTTGGGCGTGAGGGCATTAAACATCTGCCGTATGACATTATCAGAGTTGCCGATAATGATTACGCGGGTGCGCAAATCGCCGCGCGTATCGTTAAAGCAAGCGGCAATCAAATCACGCTAGACCGCGCGATTGATAAGAGCGCTAAAACATTGCGTTATCTCGACGCACAAGGCAGAGAGCAAACGCGGAAAATTAGTGCGGTTAAACAAGCTGTTATTACCCGTTGATGCCCAGCAAATATCCAAAAAACACGCCCGTTATTATTACTGGCGAGGTGGAAGCAAGATTATTTTAGAGCGATTGGGCATCAAAGAAAACGACGACGGCAGCTATACGATTAGCGCCGTTAGCCATGACGCGCAAAAAGAAGCAGTAACGGATAAAGGCGCGACGCGGGTACAAGCACCTGTTATTACTAGACATAGCAAACCTCAAGTTTATGCTCCGCAATTAACACTAGCGCGATAAGCTGCTGTTAAAGTGGGACGTAATCGGTAATACAGATTTGCGCTATGAGATTAAAATCTATCGCAATAGCGAACTCTATCAGACACATTACACTGATACACCGCTACTGGCTCTTTATGACTTACCGCTTGGTGATTATCGCGCTGAAATCCGCGCCATAGACACTTTTGGCGGAATTAGCGACCCGATTGAACGCGTGTGGCAATTAAGCTATGACATCACTAATTTAAGAGCCATTCCTAAAGTTTTTGCCATCGAACTCAACTGGAGTGTGCCAGAGAATATCATCAATGACGCGTGGATAGAAATTTGGTCGCACACAAGCAACGATATCTCCGCTGCTAGTCGTTTAGCGCGCCTACCCTACCCAGCTAGCCAATACACAATGAGTAATTTGCGCATTGAGGAGAGTTATTATTTTGGGCGCGGATGGTGGATAAAAAAGGCAATATTGGTAATTGGTCGGGTGAGATAAAAGGGCAGCCGAGCCAAGACCCAGCGCCGATACTTGAGCAAATCAACGGACAAATCACCCAAAGCGTCTTACATCAAGATTTGGTGGACCAGCTGAATAATATAGAAGCTGTCGTAACGCCACCAATGGCAGGTGATGCAATAAACTACGCGGGGGATAACACGGTTTTTGCTGGCGTCTGGTCATTGTCTAGCGCAATTCAGGCAGGCGATTTAGCGCAGGCGGAAAAAACAGACCTCGTCTTATCGCAAGTGAACGACGCCAAAGCAGCAATACAGCAAACGTCAAAAACCGTTGTCGACTTAAAAAAAGGCACTAGTGCGCTCTATACACTCGCTGCTATTGCTACTGATGGCGAGGGCAAGCCAGTGATTGGCGGAATTACCGTTGGAGTGGACGGAAAAACCGCCTCGTCAGAAATCTTACTGCAAGCTGACAAACTCATGCTGTGGAGTGGGGATAAAAAACCCATGTTTGCCATTGTTAATGGTAAAACCGCGATTAACGGCGATTTAATCGCAGACGGCACTATCCTTGGGCAACACATAAAAGCCAATCAAACCCTTAGCGCTCCTAACATATCAGGAGGGCAGCTTGATATTGGAGGTGGCAGGGGACGCTTTAGGGTAGAAAATGACGGTCATGTCTCAATCACCTCATCCGGTCGCAGTGGGCTTACTATCACTAACGAAAGTATCGAAGTTAGAGATGATAACGGCGTGTTACGGGTAAAAATAGGAAAACTCTAATGTTTGGATTTGAAATTTATAGCGAAAACGGAAAGAAATTATTTTCAGCGGGTGAAAATATAGCGTGTTTTGTTGGTTCATCTAAAGACAATGCTATCTCTATTGGCAACGCAGAACCCGCATGGGTGTGGTTTGGCGTAACTGCCTTTGTGTCAGATGCCCAGCCGATTTACGAACACAATATGCCGTCAAACCTGTGTTATCTCAGAGATAAAAGTATCGTCGTTGAAAAAGGCCCGGGCGAAAATGTCGAAATCTTTTGGGGGATTGTATGAGCTATGGGCTAAGTATTAACAACCCTGCCTTACAATACGCTTTTGACGAAGGGTACAGCGCATTAAATTTTCAAGGTGCGGGCATAACGCAGAGATACAGCGGGAATATTACTTATTTAGATTTTAATTGCCCCAGCCGACCAGTGCTGTTTTACCGCAGTGCTGAGGCTAACAATCTTACTGCGCCACATTATGTTGTAGACCGTGGCAATGGTAGCTATCGCGCTTATTGCTTAGGACAAGCTGAGATATTCGTATTTTCAACGCGTGTTGTGCCATCAAATGACAGGTACGGCGTGAAGATATGGGGAAAAAATGGACGGTTAGTCTATCAAAGTAGCGACCAACCGATAAAACCTGTCGCGAGAGTGCTTACCGCGCCAATCGCGCGCGACCAACAGCAAAACTGGTTCGGCGGGGGAGGGAGAAAAATCGCGTATATGCTTCAAGGTAGCGCATTTTTAGCACACTATGACATCGGCGCAAAGCGTCTATTAATCTGGCGCACAGTTGTGCAGTCATTAAAAGGCGGCTTTGGTGTGCGACTGATGAAAATTATTGATAAACACGTAACAGGTCGGGATAAAGAATTCGGCTATCTCAACATTAACGCTAGCGCAACACCTCCGTGGTTAGGCGATAACAGCCCTGTCGGACTATTTGTTATTGATGTACACGACCTTGATTATCAGGGGCGTCAAAATTTTACGTTTTATTGATTTATTGAAGGAGAAATTATGAGTATACAGCAAATTAATCTAGGTACAGCTCCTGCCGGGGCGGATGGTGACACGGTTAGAACAGGGTTTGATAAAACAAATCAAAACATAAACAAACTCAGCGAAGAAAAAGCAAACAAAAGCGGAGATGTTTTCACCGGTGTTATTAGAATAACGGGCAATGTCCCAGGCGGATTTTCGCACGGACTACAAATACAAAACTCAAGTAGTGCTGTAGATTCTGGACGCTACATTGATTTTTTAAATGAGCATGCAAACATCGGAAGTATACACTGCACTAGTAATGAGAACGGTAGTAGTAAAATACACTTTATGACAACGCCCGAAGGTAACATATCTGACGACAGACGGCAATGGAGTGCGACAATCGACGAGAACGGAGCAATTTGGGCGAGAGCGTACGGCGGATTATTAGATAGCTACTTTGCAAAGCAGAAAAATTCAGTTTTTTCAGGAAATGTTACAGTTAATTGTGGGATTGTAGATAGTTGGCATAGGGGGATAGTTTTAACTGGACCGGGTATTCATGCCAGCAGCGATAATTATAGTCGTGCGCCTGCATTAATTTCAAAAACAGATAAGGGAGGCATGGAGGCGTGGTTTTTTGCCGAAGAGTGGATTGGACACGAACACGCGGCATTAATCGCGCTGAATGGCTTTGATGTACCGACAAAAATTTGGAAATTTAATTCCGCGGGCAACGCAACAGCTCCTGGCTCTTGGCTCAATGGTTCTGATATACGACGCAAAGACAACATAACGCCTATTGATAACGCATTAGATAAGATTGCTGTCATTCAACCGATTACTTATACCATGGATGGACAGAAAGGCGCAGGGTATAGCGCGCAAGAAGTCAAAGCGCAATTACCAGAAGTTGTGTTTGATGTCGGCGAAGCGACCGATAAAAATGGCGAAAAAATTACAGACGCGCTTGCTATCAACTACGGCGGCATGAGTGCGCTTAATACGCAAGCTATAAAAGAGCTACTGATTATTGTTGAGCAGCAAGCGGAAAAAATAAAAACGCTTGAAGAAAAAATAAACGCGTTAGACGGCTAAGTCTGTCCAGACGTCAGCGGGTACAACGATATTCTAAATCCTCGCCATGTTCCCATACCCGACCAAGCGCTTATCGCATTTTTAGATGGCGTGCAAGAGTTATCAAAGCAGGGATTTTTAGAGATTTCTGTAATAGAGCGATAGTAGCAAAATTATCTATCAAATAAATGAGCGAAATCGGTCCATTCTGCACGTTTTCCCTCTCGTTTTACTGCGTTATCATAACGTTGTAAGGACGACCAAGAAGAATGTAAAGAGACGCGTTGAATTTGAGGGATAGAATAACCGTCTTCTGCTAGCCGCGTAATTCCCTCATGTCGCAATGAATGAAAACAAAAATTTCCTTTGAATGATTGTATTGCTCGGCTGAAATTTGTACCAATGCTTGCTGCATTCACTGGTAAAAGTAAAGACTCATCACCGCCAGCAATTAGCATACGCTCACGAACTTTTGACTCAAGCAATAGATCAATAATCTGCAAGGCAGAATTAGTAATATGAGCTACTTTATTATTTCCTTTTGCACCGTGCGGCGATTTTACATCGCGAACCAACCACGATTGGGCAGAGCGATTAAAATCCGATAAACGCAATCGTACGAGTTCGCCACGTCTTCGGGTAGAGTATACGGCTAACCAAACGATCAGATGCATCGGGATTAGCGAACGACCATACTTCCATTGATGGGCAAAAAACGCCATCAGATGCTCAAAATCTTCATAAGACGGGAGCACGTCGCGCACACCTGATGCTTCAATCATACGAGTTTTAGACAATCCATTGAGCGCACGGTCAAACTCGGCTAAATCAACATCTATATTCCATGATAAATCAGCCGCCGTTAAAACCATCCTGATTAGCGACAAATCTGCTTTTACTGTAGAGGCTGCAACAGGATGCTCAAATCCATCAATATCACCCGCTCTACGTTGTCTAGCAAACTCAGATATTAATGACCTAGAGAGTGATGAAATAGGTATATCTGCAATTGGCATACGTGCAATTGAGCGCAAGCCAAAATTAACTGAGCGAGCGTAATTCTTGCCGTTTTCCTCTAAAAATCGTTCAATTGCTGCGCCAAGCGATAACGAACTTTTACGCACGCCAAGCATAATCTCTGGGTTTTCCTCGATTTCAAGCAGGCGTTTACGCTCCCAAGCGATTGCAGTAGCTTTGGAAGAAAAGGTCTTACTCTCAGAAAATTTAGGAAAGCCAGAAATGTTTTTGCGAATTTGCACTCGATATCGTATATTTCCTTTCTTATCTTTGCGCGTAACAATACTCATACTTTCCTCCAAGCTTATGGTGCAAATGCACCTAGAAAAATGGTGCAAATATTGTGCAATAAAACTGCAGAAACACGCAATAAAACTGCCTAATATTGACAAATATAGCAGAAAGAAATTAGATAAAAGCAAATAAAAATGAATGAGATAGAAATAAATTCAAATAAATCAATATCGCATAGATTTTGTGTAGCGCCGATGCTGGATTGGATAAAATAAAATCCTATCAAATTGTTATTTAATAGGATTGTTTAAGTTTATTTTTCTTGTGGTGCAAATATGGTGCATTACGAAAACGCGCTAAAATCATTTTCAGCTGCTTTTTGTTGCTTATCTATCCATGCCGCCAGAGCTGATAAATGCACATAATATGGCGCTTTTTTAGATTTATCGATTTTAAAAACTGGAAATGGTAAATCTTGTCTTGCCGCTCTGCCTTTTAATTCTCTTTCGGCAATATGCGGAAAATATTGTTGCGCTACTTCCGTTAATAATGGTGTTGGTGTTTGATATTTAATGAGTAGAGCTGTTGCAGTGTCTATTTTCATCGTCGTGCCTTTTTATAGCTATTATGTGGTTGTCTGCGCCCGAGCTGGAGTTAGGTTACTCGTCGCAGACTGCGGCGGTTGTTTCATGTGCGCATCACTCACCGCTTGACGCTTACAATTATTTCTCTCTATAAGTCTTTCAAAAATAACATCCAATGCGTTTTGCTCGCTTTACCAGATTTGTGGCCAACTATTGGTTGCTTTCCGATTGTTGATAAAATCTTACTTACGGGTATCTGTATTTCGTTCCATTTAAAACATAATGTTCCGTTCGGTTTTAGAACACGCATACATTCATCAAATCCATTTCTGATTTCAGTTTCCCAATTTTTTAAACGTCCGTATTTTTTAATCATCCAGCTTTTGTCTCCGACATGGATTAAATGTGGTGGATCAAAAACGACTAAATAAAATGTATCATCGTCGAATGGCAAGTTTGTATAATCAATAATTTTATCCGGCGTAATTTCTAAGTTTCGTCCATCGCATAAAGTATGTCGCTCGCATCTAATATCTCCAAACAATACATCATGATTAGTTTTATCAAAGTGCCACATCCTGCTACCACAACATGGGTCAAGTACTCTTTTGTTCATATAACGCTTAAAACGGTATCTCGTTCGGCTGTGGGTAACCTGCTTTTGCCGCTGCGTATGCGTTATTGTGCGGTGTTGGTTTTGGCGGTGGCGATGATGATTGTCTGTCTTGCTTACTGTCTAGCATTTGCATCTGTTCTACAACAATCTCTGTGCTGTATCGGTCTTGCCCAGTGTTGTCCTGCCATTTGCGCGTTTGTAGCTTACCTTCAATATAAAGCTTGCTGCCTTTTTTAACGTATTGCTGGATGATGCCGGCTAATGCTCGGTAAGCAACGCAGCGGTGCCATTCTGTTCGCTCTTTTTGCTCGCCTGTTTGTTTATCGTTCCAAGTTTCGCTAGTTGCAAGAGAAAAGTTTGCCACCATATCGCCATTTTGAAAGGTGCGGCACTCAGGGTCAGCACCTAAGTTACCAATAAGAATGACTTTATTTACACCTTTATTTGCCATTTTTCCTCCTATGCCATTTTGCTGATGGTATGTATCAACGCAGGACAAACTAAAATTTCTGGTCTCTTAAGAAAAGTTTTAAAATCTTTTTGTTCTTTTGTTTTAAGCGCTGTTGATTGACTACGCTTTTTGAGATAAGTCTTTAAAAAAGTATCTGCTAAACCAAAATAATCAACACAGGCTTTAATTAACATCGCGTCTGTAATAAAACGCAAAAAGAGCTTTCCGTATTTTTCAGTGTTCATTGTTCACCTCTTTTTTATAGGCTTCTAACTTCTTGCTAAAAGCACGGATATGTTTATCCATTGCTTCAATGAGTTTTTCATCACGCTTAATCGTCAAAATCATTAACGGCTGTGATGTGTATTCAGGGCAGTAGCTGATAAAATCCCATGTGTCATAACCGGTTATCCACATCGCACCTTGAACCTGTAACACATACTGCGTCGGCAGTTTTTGCTCTAAGCAGTTACGGATATGGTTTTCTAATCTCGGGCTTTTGATTTCAATTCCGCGCTGAATCTCTGGGATAATGCCGTCGGGTGAACACATCACGCTTCTTGTATCATCAAGAAAAATACCGCCGACTTCCGTTACATCGTATGCGGTTTCTAACTCATAATAAGCGCGTGCTTGTGGCTCTCTCTCAATTCCGCGCAACATATCATCTGTTTGCCGGATTTCTTTACGCTCTCCTGTTATATGTTCGGCAAGTAATTCATAAAGATAATCGTTTGATTGACTGCTAGCTTTGCCAGTGGCAGTAATAATTCGGTCAAATCTGCTTGCGGTCGGAATGGCAAGCCTTGCAGCGTACCATTCTTCAGTTCCTTGTGCGCAATCTAAGATATTCATAGATTACCTTACACTGGGATTTCGTCGTTATCAGCAACGGTTTCTGTAACAGCGGCTTGAGCTTGTTGTTTTTGTATTGCTCGATGAAGTTGCGCAATGACTTTATCAGCATCTTGTGTGCTTAATGCTTCGATGCTGTGGACAGCATAAGCACTGGCAATTTTTTCTAATGGCTTTTGAGCTTGTTTAGCGAGAGCGATGATTGCTTCGATTTGTTCGGCATTCGCTAATACGGATTGAGCTGGTTTTGGTTGTTGCACCATCACGCTGTCTGCTCTTTCGGCTTCGTCTGGATCAATGATGCCGCTAAAACCAAAAGCGTAACGTGCCGCTTGGATAGTCGCTTTATGGCGCAACATTCTATTTGGCCATCTTCCCCAAGGGGTAATGTTATTATTTCTATCATGAGTAGGACCTTGACATTCCGCCATGTATTCGGTCATCTCAGTGGGATGTTCGCGGTCTTTGCGATAGATGCGACAGGTTACGGAGATAAGTTTGCCGTTAGCATCTACTTGGTCGCGGTATTCCATGCCGTTGAATTGCGGGTGGCTGTTGATGATTTTTAGCCAACCGTCTATAGATACAATTGGCTGTATTCCACCACGGTTAGGAAACGCATAAATCTCTTTAGTAATGGGGTTAAGATTATATTGTGCAGCAATCGCTAAAAAGGCGCTGATTTCAGCGGGTTTAGCATTGTTTGGGATAAGACTATTGGCTAACACCACAGCACATTCTTCCACATTATCCATGCCGCTAATTGCGGCGACTTTGGTCATTAATTCTGGTGATACGGGTAACATGATTACTCCTCCTTTAAACAGCACCATGCTGCTTTTGGTTGGGGGCATTAAAAATGCCCCGTTTATCTACTTACTTAAGAAATTGCCCAACGTAAGAGGGAACATCGTTGATATTGCTGTTGAGTTTTTCTTTAAAAGTTTGTGCGAGAGCCTCTTTAATGACTTCATAACCAATGACTCTTAAGCGAATAACCGGTTTTTGTGCAGCAATAACGCTAAGTTTGATGACAAACTCAATGCTGCCTAACTCTGCATATGGCTCGCAGTTGAAGCGGATGATGGCAGGTTGTTTGCCTTTCATCTTCGCTTCAATTTGTTCACTGCGAGAAAGTTTTTTATGACTTTCGTTATCTTCAAACTCACTTTTGACACTAGCTGATGTTTCAATCCGTCGGATAGCAGCGGTAGCTTGTGAGAGTGTCATGCTTTCTCCGGCATCATCTTCAATGCTGATGTAGTCGCGCCAATCTTCTAACCATTCGCATAGCTTCTGCTGTTCAAATCGTTCGTCATTGGCATTTTCTATAGCTTTACCTGCTTGAGTCATTTCTAGTGCTAATAATGCTTGATGGTCGCCATGTTGTGGCTTGTTGCTATTACCCAAATCAATAATGAGTTTGGCGGTCATCCCAGACTTATCAATAAATAAAGCACTATCATCACTCTTATTGTCATTTGCATACTGTATAAAGTCCTGCAAACTATCAGTTCTTAATGTGCCACGAAATCTTGACGGAGCATCAAAATAGGCTTCTAACGAATGGATTTTAAACCCCTCTGGTAAGGCTACTGCGCGTTGAGTATCTTTCAATACTTGTGCGCCAATATTGCATCCCTGAGTATATTCGATTGCGTCTTTTTCTAAATTCATGATTAAGCTTCCTGTTTCATTTCTTTTCCAACCCAGTCAATTTGATTGTCCGGGAACACAGATAATTCACCGCCAGCGCAGACATACATAGGTGTTTCTGTCGTGTCTTCTTCGATGACTTTTCCTTTGCTGGTGGGGATATCAGATTTAAGTTTGTGCATTACAGCAACTTGACTACTTGTCCCAATCTGCTTAAAAGTCAGTTCAAGACAGACTTTGGCTTGCTTGCCGTGTTGCACAGTTTTCATGCCAGCATCTTTCAATGCAGCGATGAGCTTTTGCTCAAAGATGCCGCCGTCGAGTTCGCCGACGAAACTTTCTGTTGTCATTTTTGACATGGGTTTCTCCTAGTTGAGTAAATCTAGCCAAGAACGGCTTTGCTGGCTTCTAATACCGCCGCTTGTTCTTCGTGGCTGTAGTTTGGGTTGTAAACCGTGGCAATATTGCGCCCTCTATCATTGAAAATTTTGATAGAGCCTTTTTGCCCGAGGTCGCCCGATGCGGTGAATGCGCTAAATGACAGGCATTCTTCATTTATATGCGCGCAGACCAGCCAGCTGCCTTGCCCAGCAAGGCGCTTCTCAATGGCTTTGGCTGTTTGCTGGATGCAGTCAGCTGTTTCGGCAAATCTTTCAAAAATGTTCATTTGCAATTTTCCCCGCGTTTGTATTTTGCTAAGTAAATCATTTGTTTTCTCCGTTTAATTCTTTGATTTTGTAAAATATTTTTCTGAAAATCGTGTACTGCTCTTGATTTGGAATTGATTTGTGATAAGAACAAAGCACTTTTTGTGTTTTCTCATCCCAAATAATCCGTCCTTTCTCAACGCCCCTCACAAAAAATCGATTGGGGTATTTCCTCCATTGAATTAGTTCCCCGCTTTCTAAGAAAGGTATTAGAAAGTTTGGTATTTCTTGTTTCTCTACTTTTGCGATTTTTGCTTCTTCGCGTTCAATCGCATTTTTAGTTTTTTCTATGTCTTTTTCTAATTCAGATAGTCTTTCATTTTGTTTTTCCCAGCGTTTCATTGTTGAAGCGCCATTTCTCTTATCGTTTAAAGGCTGTCCATTTGTGCTTCTAACATCATCAAAATGATGTTGTAAGTAGCTATCAAATTTAGCTTCTTTCTTAGCGAGTGAATTTTTTAGAACTTCTAAGCGGCTCATTTGAATTGCTCCTGATTTGATAATCTGTCTGCCAGTGCTTCGCAGGCGCCCGCTTCGCCTTGCTCGCACATGCTTTCTAAGAATGTGAGCGGTGGTCGGATAGATTGTTCTGTGTCTAGGCTCTCGCTGCCGACACATCCGACAGCGAGGAATAAAATAAAAATCATTGTGTAAGCGGCTAGGTCTTTCATGCGCCTATCCAGTTCTCGATGCTTTCGAAAATGCTATCGGCGGAAACTAAGTCGCCGTAAGCGTCTAACTCAGTGGTGAAGCTTTCTTGTTTTTTCTCATCGCTATATCTGTCCCAAGCGCTGAAGTCAACGGTGATTGAGCCGTCTTTAACGCTAATCTCGGCGCTTCTTTCGCCAGTGATTTCTTCGCCCATATAAAACGAACCGCGCCAGTTGCCACATTCCCCGTATCCATATTCTGGGCGGGTATCAGTGATTTTAGAAATGGTTACGCTGTTTTTATCAGTTTTTACCTCGTAAGCCTCGCCTGTGTAGTCTTCGGCGAGTGCTTCTGAGAAGTAAGAGAGAATTTCTTGTGTCATCGTGCTGTTCCGTGTTGTGCTTCGATGACTAAAGTTTAGCTAACCAAACAAATAAAATCAAGTAAACCAAACAAAAAAGTTTGTAAAAATAAACTTAATTTTTTAAATAGTTGTTTATCAACTTATTTTTTACATAAAAAAACCGCCAAAAGGCGGTTCTAAATATAGTGCATAAACTAAGATATTTTATGATCAGACAATTTTTTGTGTTCAAGCAGTCTGAAATGATTAGAGGTAATCAAAAGCTCTGTTCTATTCTCTTTTTAGCAGCACTATAATAAATATCAAAGGTATATTTTTTAAAGTTGTTGTATAAGTCTATAATTTCTGGAGTATTATCATAAGTAAGTATCCAAGGGATTTTGGTATTAGTTAACTTTTTGGCTATATCTACATGATTTTTATGCATATAAAAATTTGTATATAGTGTTTTTCCTTTATTATAGTAGGGTGGATCAGCCATTAAAAATGGTTTTGGCTAATCCTAACTCTTCTAGCTTATTAATAAAATCTATTCCATCAAGATTATATATATGAATACGTGATTTTTTACTGGCTATTTGATGAATTTTATTTATTAGGCTATCTTTCTGGAATCTACAATCCATTTTGTATTTGCCTTCTTGGTTATATCCACCAATTACTCCAGCTTTGATAATTCCAGATCGATTTGTTCGATTTAGGTATAAAGTAGAAAATGCCAAATCTAACGGATCGGCTATATCTTTATGATTTTGAATGCTCTTTTGCTGTTCCCATTCTTCAATAGTCAGTTTGGCCAAACGGATACGATTGGATAATTCTTCTGTATGTTCCATTATGCAGAGCCACAAAGAGGCAATAGATCTGTCAATATCATTAATATAGATTTCATCTACAATATTGTTAAATAATAAGGATAAGGCTAGACCACAACCGCCTGCGTAAGGCTCAGCATATTGGCATGAAGTCATATTATGTTGAATAATATAGTGCGATCAGCTAAAAACAAAACATCCTATAGCCCTTATCTAGCCATTCTGTCGGTAGATAACGTTATGTTTTTAGCTGATTTGACTATATTTATTTTTATGTTACGCAGTTTTCGAAATCCTATTTCATCGAATTCGATTTGAGTTATTTTCATGCAATAAATATCTCTAAACTATGGTTATATTTTAAATTCATACCATTACCTGCCATGTAAAAATCTTACCAACTACTTCAATTTCTTCAATCGGTACACATTCATCTTTATAGTCAATATCGTTGTAGCTATTAATGCGTACATAACCATTAGGCAAGCGGTAGAGGCGTTTAATGCGTAGCAATCCCCCATGATCAATCGCATATATCTTGCCGTCCATGATGCGTTTTTCGCCCATATTAATACCAATAGTTGAGCCTGGTGGAATGACTGGCTCCATTGAATCTCCAGTCATGCTAACCATCACTGCATCTTTAGGACTGACGTTGTAGCGATGTAATGTAGATTTAGCAAATGCCAATTTATACCCATTGAAGTCTTCAGTTGGAAAGCATCCTTTCCCGCCCTGAAACTCTACGTCTTTATAAAAAGGCAAATAGGCAAATTCATCTTCTGGTAAAGGATCATTTTTGCTCCAAAGTTGCATATCAATGACTTCACCGATATCACCTTTGGGTTTACTTTCTGACTTTATTTCTGGAGTCCCAGCGCCAAACATGAGCCAATCATAATCACACTGTAAATAATCAGCTAGTTTGATGCATATTTAACACTTGGCGCAGAAACTCCGCTTAGCCATTGACTGACTGAGCCTCGTGAAGCTTTTGTATGTCGCACGATATCTACTTGTTTGATACCAAGTTCTTCCATGCGCTGTTTTATGCGGTTCTCTATATTCATGGTTGAGTATTCTAAACTTTATTTTGTTTGGATTTATTGACCTTTTTTGTTTGGTAGACTAAACTCTCTAAACAAAAAGGAGCTTATATGTTCAAAAAAGATGTTATTACCTATTTTGGCAGTCAGATTGCTGTTGCTGATGCATTAGGCATTGGTAAATCTAGTGTTTCATTATGGGGACGGGTTATACCTCAGTTGCGAGCAATGCAGCTAGAGCAATTAACTGGTGGAAAACTTCACTATGATGAATTTGTTTACTCCTCTAAACCTGTTAAGAGGAGTTTAACGAATGTTCAATAATCAAACAATGCGCACAACTAGAGCGGACGCGCGCAAAGCAGATTTTTCCGCCATTTTTCGAGCCATCAATAATGATTTTAGACGTTATCCCGGTGGGGCAAGAGCAATAGGCAGAAGTAATTGGGATTAACGATTCCACGCTTCGCAATATGTTTTCTGAGCAAACCGAGTCCCATGCCGTCGCTCTGGGTATTTTTAAGCGTTTTAGAGCAGCTACATGGGCAAGGCAGTATGATGCCTTATGCGCATTGGCAAATGGGCGATTCATGCCGTTTGAAGAGGAAAGCGAGCAAGAAGATTGCTGCTGTGTGCTTGAATCATCAGTCATTTTTTGGCTTGGGCAAGCGATGCAACGAATGCTTTAGCAGACGGCGTGTTATCGCGCAATGAAAAGCTCAGTTATCAGCAGAGTTAGATGATGTGCAAAACGCAATTCTGCGTTTGCGCAAGGTTTTGCAATAAAAAAAGCCGCACAGGGCGGCGAACAAAATAGCGAGGACATTATGACAGAAATCAGAAAAGAAAATCAAGCTTGGATAAGCGTTTTGGGAGGTGAGTAATGATGACTCAATCCCAACACGCACAAGTCCGCGCAGAGATAACCGCTCATATCAAGCAAAACGGCAAGCATCCGACGCAATGCCAAACGCTGTTGTTGATGCTTAAAACCGGCGCTGAGATTACGCAAAAGATTGCCGAGCAATATGGATTAGGCGCGGCTTTTCGCTCGCGGATTAGCGATTTAAAGCGTCGTGGCGTATTGATTAACAGCGATTACATCAACGTTAAATCACGCTTTGATGATAAGCAAGCGCAGGTCAAAGCGCATCGGTTAGTTGGAGTGGCGCAATGAATACTCAAGATTTTAACGAACTCTGTGATAGCGCGTTAGCGTATTTTTACGCGCAATTTGGCTCTAAGGATGAGGGAATTTTCGCGGGCTTTTTTGGCACGACGATTATTCGCTTGCGGCAGTTTAATCGCGGCGAGCATCTTGATCATC